TCGCCTTTCATGTAGGTATAAGCTTCAACTAGCGAGCCATAAAGTAGTACAGGATCAAAATTATCGCCAAGCCAAGTAGTTCCGGCTGTGACAATAGACTCTGGATAGTAAAAGTAATGTAGCTCAACGTCATAATCATCGTCTGGGGTAGGACCTAAAATAAACGATAGCTCCGTTGCCTGATTAGATTGAGGTCCAAAAATAGCATAGTATTTAGGCACCCCTGTTGCCGTAGGTGTTGGGTATGCGGCGCGAATAAAGTTAACGTCTTTATCAAGCATATACTGATATTCACCAGTACCATCAATCACGGCTAAGCTAAACACAGAAAGAAAGTCATTAGGAGCTGATAAATACTTATTATCTGCTGTGACAACACCCATCATATTTTTTCGTAGTGCAGGAAGCTGTACTATATTATAGATACGCATTTCCGCTTGCTGGACAAACGTAGGGATGTTATCAGCAAAGTCTTGCCCTGTATTTTCTGTGTATGCGACAAGCGCCGCACTTAATTCTGTGTAGTTCAAAGGAAGCCCCTTAGCCCTGTGGACCTCTAGCGGTGAAGCCTTTTTTAGCTGCACCAGCCCCGCGAATTTTAACGCCAGATGTTTTCACCCCTTTCATTTGATCTTGGTAGCCATTAGCTTTAGGAACAGGAACGGGTTTAATATTATCAAATTTAACTTTATCCACGTCTAGCTGCTCCATACCCGCGTTTAGTTTTACCGATAACACCGCCACCTTTTACCACAGGAGTGCTACCAACTTTAACTGACTTACCACTTTTTTGATTAGCCGCGCGAGCTACATTGCGCCCTGATTTCTTCATGTCCGCTGACACAACACCCCCAGCTTTCATACATTTAACAGTGCCGCCTTTTTTCATTTGTGGTACCTGCTGTGGTTGTTGAGGTTGCATGCCTGGTGTTGCTAAGGGTGAAACATTTGGGTTCATAGCCGCTTTGGGTGTATTTACGTTTTGCTGTGGCATGGGTTGCCCTGATGTTTTTGTGGGTGGAATTCTTAATCTTGGATCTGGCAATGCCATGTTAGCCTCCGATAGTTACGCTATTTAGCGTGGATTGTATTGTTTGAGAAGCGACTGGACTCCAGCCAAATAACCCTCTCGTTGTTGGTATAGTATTATCTGGGCGTGGAAATTGCAATGCTTGTGGATCCCACATAGGTTGCTCACCTACATGAAGCTGTGGCTGATCTTGCTCAAAGCACTCTTCACACACTTTAATATCAACCAAATCTCCTTTAACCACAAGTTTACGCATTTTATCAAGCTTGCAACGAAAACCACAACGATCGCAAAATCCAAAGCTTTTCCGCCCTCTAGCGTAAGGAACAGCCATTATCTATAGTCCGTAAATCTAGGCACCATACGAATTGGTGACCTATCGCGATCTTCAGCCGCTGCTAAATCAAAGGCTTCATCCGCTAGAGCTTTAAGCATAGATAAACTTTCTGGTGCTTTTTTAAGTGCTAATTTAGCTGCAAGACCCGCAATCAATGCCTCATAGAATCTAAAGGGTACGTCAACTGTATTGGTCGCAGGTGACCCTGCATCGTCCATTCTGCGTAGGCGCCAATAGACAAAAGTATAAGTATCTGATGTCTGAGGTAGCGGCCATACCGTAATGGTAGGTGTTGTTGTTTTTCTATCCACATAGACCTGAATAGGGCGACCAGTGGTGAGTTTGTTTGGTATGGTGGCATACGTTATGACAGAGATACGATTAATCGTAATATCCGTTTGGTTTTGCGTATCGTTGTATTGGCGAATAACATGGTCTACTACATCAACAGTATCTGTAGGTAGGTCATAAGTGGCTTGATTTGCTAATAAAGGAATTTCTCCAGAGTCTACAGTCCAAAGATTGATACCCCGATTAGCCCACTCTGCAAGCAGTAAGTTAAGGCTTCGACGCGCTGTCTTTAAATCATACCCACTACGCAGCTCAAAAGGCATGCCGTTTCTGTCGTATCCAAGACGCTCAAAAGCCTCTTCAAATATCTCAGATAAATCGGGGTTAAATATTGTTGTTCCTGATGTAGCCATTTGTTACCACATTGGGTTAGTTTGCCCTAGAACAGATATACCACCTACACCGCCATCATCTGTATTTTGGGTGGGTGACATCATACCTGGGTTGTTTGTGTAGTTAGTGTACTGTGACATATTAGGAATAGAAGCTAACCCTAACTGATTGTTCTGCTGCTGTGGTTGTTGCTGCAACGCTTGGTTGCCTTGCCCTACAGACTGAGCATCTAAATAACCACCTGCGGCTTTTCCCACAACTGTACTAGGGTTAACAGGTTTAGCTGCTAAATCAGCGGCGCTATATGCATTAGGGTCATAGGCATTTTGAATACCAAACCCAACCTTAGAAGGCGTCATTACTTGTGGACCACCAGCCCAGATACCCCCAGGCAACATAGGTGAATCTTGAGTTGCATAGTTATTACCTACACCTAAGTACCCACTATAGAATGGGTCAAATTGACCTGCCGCGTAAGTGCCTGGGCGTTGTAGTTGTTGCTGCGCCGCTAAGTCTTGCTGCGTCATGCGTGTATTAAAGTCTTGAGACAACTTAAGCCCTAACTGGGGCACTTGACTTTGTTGAGCCTGAGGTGGCGTTACACCTGCTTGAGCACCAGTACGTTTTAAAATGTCTGGCATACCCATACCCTGAGTTGTTTCGCCTTTAGCTGCGTTCATTTTTTTAAGTACATCTGCCGTAGAATCAGCCACAACAGGTGCGTTTTTAGCGGCTTGAGCAATAAGAGCGTTGTAGTTTGAAATGTCTTTTTGTGTCTGCCCAATTTCTTTTGGGCTAGCCGCCGCGACAGCTTGCGCTTTTTCAAGCTGCTTGTCTTTTATTTTTTGCTGTTCATAGTTACTAATTGCTGTCTGCACTTGACCCAAAACAGCCGAATCTACTGTAGGCATGTAACCGTTGGCTTTATAAAATTCAAGCGCCTTATCTACTGACGCTTTAGTTGCATCTGCTTGCGTACCACCTGCGGGTATTACTGTACCTGACAGCAAATTAGTATAAGGGTTGTAAGCTTTAGTTAGATAGTCATCGTATGCACCAATAATAACTTTTTCTGTTGGTGTTAAGCTACCTTTAGCGTTCTCTGTAATAATTTGCTGTGCCGTATCAAAGGCTGTTTTGTTTGTGTTAAAAGCGGTTTGGGCTTTTGTTAAAGCAGCTTGCGCATTAGGTGTATCTTTTTTAGCTACCGCAGCTTGAGCCTTTGTTAGCGCTGTTTGGGCGGCGTTGTAATTAGCAGCGATGCTGTTTTTAGCGGGCTTATCTGCAGTTCCAGTGCCATATAAAGACAATGTAGTTGCTGCTGTTCCTAGTTTAACTGCATCGTTAAGTGCTTTTGTTTGATCTGCTAGGATTTGTTTAACTGTATTCGCTTGCTGTGCTAGATCAGTATATGTCTTACCACCTGAATTAGACAGGTCTACACCTGTTAGCGTCGCGTTAGTTGGATCTTTAGACCATTTATCCCACGTTGCTTTTTGCGCTACATAGTGACTGACCTGTGGGTCTTTATCACCGTATTCAGCTTTAGCCGCGTTAATTAAGGCATCAAAATAAGCGGTGTAATCAACACCAGGAATAAAGTGCTTTTCCCACTCACTTATTAGCGCTGGGCTAAGATCATTTTTCACAGGATAACCAGCTTTTTTAAGAGCCTCTCTGATTCCTTCTAACGTATTTGGTGCCATAATTTAACCTATTCTGCTTGCTTTTTTTTCGCTTTCACGGGTTTTGTGCCCTTAGCGTTAGGGTACGCTGGGAATCCTTTAGCTGGGTAGTCTTTGGTTTGCATTACACAAACCGTCCTTTGGTTTTACCGCGAATGGCTTTACCATCAGCTTTAACCGCGCCGCCTTTAGCCATACACTTAGCCATCCCACCTTTTTTCATACCCATTGAACCCATATCCATTGCTTTAGGCGGTGCTTTGTCACCTTTATTCATTTTAGTTTTTTCCATCTTCTCACCTTTAGCATATTGCTGTGGAGAAATCTTACCTGACTTAATGGCTTTGCCTTCTTTCAATTCTTCGCTGTATGATTCTTTACCTTTGAAGATTGAGTCTAAACCACCTTTACCAAACTTTTTACCTTTATCTGCTTTCATAAATTCTTCACCTGTTGATTTTGAAATACCTACGCGTTTAGCTGCTTTTGGATTATTTGCAACCATCGCCATTAAATTATGTTGCGCACGAGATACACTAGGAGCCACAATTCCACCTTTTCAAAGAAGCCGCCTTACGAGTTGGCTTACCATTTTCATCTTTCATAGGTCCTGGAACCCCTGCCATACGCGCACAAAAAGACTTACGTCTCCCTGCATCTTTCTTCGTTTTAGGGTTTGGTGCGGGTGCTTTTAAGTTAGAGCCAGTCGCCGCATTGTATTTGGCTCTACCTTTGGCTGTAAGACCTGCACCTTTAGAAACAGGGAGCTTCTCACCTCTGCCTACTGCTAATACTGGGGCTTTTTTTGCCATCTTATTTACCTGAGAAGTGCTCAAACGCCCAGCCAACTAAACCACCAAAAGCTGCACCTGCACCACCCATAACCATTAAAACGTGCCATCCGCCTTTAGCTTCTGAAAGAGTTTTGCTTATCTCAGCAACGGAAGCTTTAAGTTCTTCCATATCTTTAACCAATTTGTCCATATCAGTTTGCAAGTGTTTAATCTCGTTTTCATGAACTGCAAGTTTAATTTGGTCGTCCATCATGGCTTACCCGTAAAACGCGGTTATCGCTGATACGTTAGTTAATGCGGCATAAATGTTATTTTGGAACAGTATGCCCTCACCAGGTAGGATTACATAGATGGTAAATGAGTCACTTGTACCGACATCAAGCTCTAATAAAGTTGTTCCTGATGCCCCACCGTTTTTAAATATAAGACTACCGTCAGTGCCATTACCTCGATAAGACACAGCTTTTAGACGGTTGCGATTAGCTGAAACAGTTCCACTAGCCGTTAAGTGCGTGGCTAAGACGTCTGTTTGCATACCCATAATTAATCTCCTAAATAAAAGGGGAGGCGTACCTCCCCATGACTAATTACGCAGTTTGCGATGTTGGGTTATAAGTACCGTCAGACAAGCGAACAGTATACGTAACTTGAAGCGTCACAGACCCCGTAGTTAAAGTTGCTGCTTTAGTAGCTGTATAAGTAACAATCGCATCTGTAGTACCGACATTATTAAACAAAGATGTTACAGCATCAGCGGCAGTTGCAGCTGTCATATTAGCTGGAGCAGCGGGACCTGTAACAGTAGTAGCAGCTGTAACGTCAGTAGCACCAATACTTAACTTGACTGTTGTTGCACCACTAAATGTGGATGTAACGTAGAATTTAAAATACGTAATCATTGCCCCTGCTGGAAGCACAAACGCAGTACCAGTAAGCGAACTATTGATTGACGCGAAAGGTAGGGTAATAGTTTGAGTGACCTCAGTGACGCCCATATTGTTGATAGTACCAGCAGTTGTGCCAGTTGTGTTAGGTACGGTTCCAAGTCTCCAAGGACCAAAGTGTGATGCTAAACCCATTTTAATCTCCAAATACACGTAAGATACGCAGTCTTGTGTAAAGCTTGCTAGGTCAATCTGCGCAAATAATTAAGTTCCTAGATATAGGCTGATAGTACACCAATTGGTTGATTATGCAACTATTTTATTGGCT